ATTCTTGTTTTCAATTCCACTTTCTGTTTTCTAATTTTTTTTAATGTTAATTTGTACTCTTTAATCAAATCCTCCACTGAAAATGGCCCCCTTTTCTCCTTGGAAATATGCAAGATTTTATTCACTATTTTGCTTGTTTTCGTTGCTGGTTTATTTTGCTAAATGGCTGTTTATCAAGGATGTATGAAATCCTGTATACGATTTTGGGTATTTTGGCTTTTTTGCGCCTTTTTTCATCCTTGATATGACAACTTTTCGATATAGCTAGTTTACATAAAGCCGTATTATTCACAGCACGAGATTTTTGTATAAAAATACAGGTTTTATTTGTCAAGTCCACGACTTGGATTGATACGTTTTGTCTCTTCTTCTATGAGATATTGTGTATAAGGATCTCTTGGGAAAATTCTTGTCGGTCCTGTCCGTTTATCTTGGCGAAGGGCACTGACTTTCCATTGAAATTCAAATTCCATCTTTCTTTTCTTATTTTGGTTAGTACGACTAGGCTTCTTCTGTTGCATCGAATGAACAACTCCTCATTAATAAAAAGTTAATTGCGCTGTAGGGCTTCTCAGCGACACCGTTTTAAACAAATAAAAAGGACACCAAACCAAAAAGAGAATAGTTTCTCTTCATGGGTTGATGTCCTCCGGTTTTCCGGCCAGACCTCACTCAAATCCAGCTATGTATATAATCTAAGCACCAAACTAATATTGTTTCTTTTACAATAAATCCATCTTCTTTTACTAAAAAATGTTCATCTTTTCCTTTGTATAAATCAAATACATCTATGCTTAAACTGCCATCTGGATTTACACTCCATATCCCTCTAAAGTCTCCGTTGTGGCAAGTATCAATTATTTTCAATTCTTTTTCTGTGAAAATAACAATCTCCTCCCTTAAAGAAATATGTCTCTAATTAAAATGACAGGCCAATAGAAAATGTTGTACATGGCATTATCCTTTTGCATATAGATGAGGAATCCAAATGGAATGGTCCAGATTTTAATAAATAAGTGGATGATCCCACAACTTACATAAAGGAACACCCACCACAAAATTTCTTCTATTGTTTTGTTCATGCTATCTCCTTAAAGGTTTTCTTCTTCATACATGACAGCAAGGTTTAAAGCTTCTTGTCTCCAAAGTTCCTCCCTGGCAGTTAAATGAGCTTCATTTTCTTCTTTGATTATTTCGATATGTTTTTGTTGCTCGGTTGCTACCCTTAGTAATTCTGGGAAATGCTCGAGCAAACTAAGAGCTCTTACATTCTTTCCGATTGGATCATCCTTTTTTCCTTCAAAGGCAGTGAAAGCTTCAGCTGCTTTAGCAATAATTACATCAGCATTAATGTCCACTACTGGTTGTGCATTTTCTTTTGGTAATAAATAAATGCCTAATCCCTTATTCCAAACCATTTCACTTTTTCTTGTTTTTGGAACAATTGCTTGGTTGCTCATTTTTCTCTTTCTCCTTTAACTCATTTATTGTCTCTTCAATAAAGCTGCTGAACTTTGTATTATTCCCTACTACTTCTTTTAATTCGACTAAAGCCTTATATCTGTTATCTTTGTTATGAATCATAGCGATGATATTCCATAAAGCAATCTTAATTAATGGCTCCACTTTTTCTGCTTGCTCCACTAGCCAGTCCATTTCATCAATATAGACACCCAAATAACTACTTACTCCATTTGAATCTTTTGTAATTCGACTTTTAATGTCATTAATCTTAAAATCATAATGATGATAGCAGCACTGGCAATGAATATACATCTTTGTTTCTGACTCTGAGACATTATTGACGTTTCCGCATTTTGGACACTTGCTATGTAGCTTTATTTCCTTCATTTTATTCACCCTCGTTTTCCTCGAATGTGAAATCGCCTTGCTCTTCTTGTAAAGAACATTTAAGATCTCTTTTTAAAGTATTTTCTTCTTCTAATAACTCATATATGAATACCAGCATTTCTCTATAGGCGATGTACTTTCTTTCAAATAATTCTTGGCACCTTTCACGCTGCACCAATAAAGAGTCTCTTCGTTTGTTTCTGTTAATTAATCTTGTTACCTTGTTGACATCTTTTGAAGAAACAGTAATAACTTGGTCTTCCTCATCAAGCGCATATTTCATATCTTGCAGTAAGTCTTTAAGGAATGTATCTAATTCATTTTCATGCATTTTTTACACTCCTTATCTTTTTCGATTGGATTTTCTGATAGTCTGTCTGATTAACTTACCTTGTCTCTTTATTTTCCTTGGAGGATTTTCTATGCTGGCACAAGTTGGACATTTACCTTTATATCCAACTCCATGTTTGCTGCAGATATACCCACCATTCAAAGGCTTATCATACATATCTTTCAGAATGAACTTCTCAGGCAATACATACTGACCAGTTAAAGCTATTTCAAATAATAATACGTTCAAAGCCGTAGATTCCTTTGTGCTTAATCGGCTTTTATCAATATCATCTGCGAGCATTTGCTCCAATATTTCACATGATTGTTGTATATTCAATCTGCTTCTTCCTTTCTTCTTATCTTCTTTTGAAGAAAGGATGATTTCTTCTAATCATCCTCGATAAGTACTAACTTACTTCTGTCATTACTGTTCTTGATACGTCTCTCATATGCTGGATATGTCATCCATCTAAGGAAATCAATACTTTTACCAGTTTCCTTGCTGATTTCTCTAATGGTGCCTATAGTTATAAAGTTGTCACCCTTATAAAGAGCATATTCTTTTTTATACCATGGTTTATTTTTCATGCTCTAACCCTATCCAGACTCCAATAAAATGAAGAACAGTTCTCATTTTTTATTACTCCTCTTTAAATATTGTGTTTTTCGCAAGTATCAATTTCCCAATAATCGTATTTTCTGTAACCGAAATTATAAGTTTTCCATTCTTCTAAGGCACTGTGACAGTCCATATTGTTAGGTCTGTTTACATCATCTTTAACGGATACAACAATAGGTTCTAACCCATCTATCTGCACAAAAAATGTTTTTTCCATAATTACAAACCTCCGATAAAATGATAAATTGTAAGCTGCTCACGCATTGTATATTCTAATTCGATTTCCTTCAGAGATTTTTCTTCTTGTGATTGACTCAAAAAACATCAACCTCCTAAGTTAGGAAAAACACAATCCCAAGCATAATCTTTAAACTTTATCTCCTTATTTGTAATTACTTTACCCTTATGAATTTCAATTTCCTGATTGAACTCCATTCCGCATTCAAACACGTATATTCTTATGTCGATATCAAACTTTTTGGATATATCAGCAAATGATTGAGCATCAACACCCCATGCTTGCTTGAAGTTATTAATCACTAAAACTTCCTCATGCTTATCATCAAAGTCCCAAACAATATCTTGCTCAATGAATGCTCTTCTAGTTCCTGTTATATAAATTCCATTATCAGCACTTATAGTTAAGTCGTACTCATCTTCCTCAATTTTTAATTTAGGTTGCTCGACTTCTTGTCCTCGCATTGCTGCGATTTGGTCCTTTAAGCTAGGTAATGGTTCTATTCCTTCAGTTAAAAATCTTTTAATATTTGCTCTTGTTCCTCTAATTTTTAAAGTTCCTTCGCTCCAATTTGGCATTTTGATTTGCTCCTTATTTAGATTTTTTACCGCGCATAATTGTACAATTGCGCGGTTATTTCGTTTCGCTTTTTGCTTCTATTTCATCTTTCAAATCTTTTAATTGCTGCTCTACAGTTGCGGCACTCCCTAGTGGGTATGCTGTTTTTTCCCAAAGAATAAATTCAATTTCCTGTTTTGTGACTTCTGGAAAATATCTTGATACTGCATCAATCCAAAACGTTGACTGACGTTCGATTTCTTTTTGTAGCAATGGTTCTGGTCTTACGAATGTTGGTGGTTTAATAATTTTCCCTGTCTCAGGGTTCGTTCTTGGTTTACCATCTTCCCATAACTTAGACATGTTGGCATTATGTACAATTTCAAACAATTTCTCTGGCTGCACTCCTAATTCCACTAGTGTTCCTATAGCAAGATAAATGAGATCAATCATTGCATCAGCTTGATCTACTACTGTTTCAGCAACAGCAAATTCATTTAGTTCTTCTTCCAGATAAACAAACCTTTCTTGCATTCGCTTGATACCCATTACTGTTGGTCTTCCTGCTACTGGTTGCCCCATTTTCGTTTGAAAATCTTTTACCATTTCATATTGTTTGTTCATTAGATTTCATCCCTTTTCCATAATTATTTGCGATATTTCTGATATGCCTTTGAGTACATCCATATCTCTTAGCAATAGCTTTCTTTGTTACTCCTTTGCTTAAAAGGCGCAATACATCTTCTCTTTTAATGATGGGTTGATTCGCTTTTCTGACACCAAGCATCTTTCCATTTGATGTTTGAAACCCTACTTCTGCTTTCCATCGATTTAAAATTTCCTTCCCCACAAAAAGAATCTCTTCTCTTATATAAGCATCCGTAAGTCCATCAGCTTTCCACGCTTTATATTGTTCTGCTGTGAATATTTCAGGCTTTTCTAACTTAGGAAAAGGCATTTCCACTCAATCCTTTCACTTTATTAATGAAAAAACTAAATATATAAACAAGGACCATAAAACAACAGATGGTATTGCAGCAATTAAACACCCTTTGAAAAGCTTCATGTTAAGATACCTGTTTCTTTCCTATTATTTTTAAGTAATCTGATTCCAACATGAACTTTTTACCACAAGCGTATTTGACTTTCCCTTGGCAACATTTCAAAATTATGGTATGGCTCATAAATGTTTTTTCAGCTGCTTCTTTTGCGGATCTATACTCTTCAATCACTTCAAGAGTAGTTTCATCTATTTCTACAACTGCTTTGCTTCTTGACTTAGCAACCGTAAGACGACTCAATTCACTTCTGGACAAATAAGTTAGATTTAGAAAGTAATTATCTGTTTTAATCCGATTCTTGTGATAAACGAGTTTCTTTTGTTCATCACTTGGTTTATCAAGAAAGTACTCTGCGACTAATCTGGAAATGTAGAACCGTTGTCCCTTACCGTTAATGTTGAGGTTCACAAACATCTGGCCGTCTCTTTTATCGAATAGTGGTAAAATTAGTTCTCCAAACCTTTTGAACTTTCTTTTTACACGACCATAACTTGAAATCAAATAATCAGTATTAGATATTTGTTTCCAGCATTCATTTTCATAATTTTCCCTTGCATACCAAATTTTCTTTTGTTCTATAGAAATGTTTTTTTCAGTAATATAAAAATTAAATTTCGGGACTTTTTTACTTTTTGCAATGAAGGATTTTAATCTTGAAGGATTCAAACCTGTTATTTTTTTTAATTCTTCATAACTGGTTTCTAACAATATATTGGTGTATGGATCGTATGTGTAAAGCATCGTTTATTCTCCTTTCTTTATATATCTCTATATTTAAACTGATTATTTTTCTTGCTCCTAAGGATTCCTTTACGTGCTGTTAAGATACCAATATCTCTTTCTACTGAATTAAGATTGTCAGACTCAGGATAAACAGTGATAACCAGTAACGGTTTTCTTTGCGAAGAAGTATTATATTTAGTCTCAGCAACATACCTTCTCACCATCTTCAACCCCTAACCTCCTGTTTTCTTATCAAATCGCTTACTTTTAATTTCCTTAGCTTCAACAATTCTTCCGTTTACCCATTTAATATGGCATTCTCCAAAGCCTGTTTCTGGAGCAAGTATTTGCTCCACTTTTCCATTAATAACTAAGTTCACGCTGCCTTCTTTGGCTTGTAGATCATATCCCATTTCTTTTCCCACCCTTTATTGCCTTTGCCAAAAGCGCTAAATATGCTTTCACTTTATATATCCTGCTGCAATCTTCTTCGTTTATTATCTGAAGCAACTGGCCTGTACTAGCTTTTTTGAAGTTTACCTTTTGCACCTTCTTGCTCCTTTCTTTTTTTCTCCACCCATTCAACGACTTTTTTAATTTCATCTTTTGATAAAGAAATACCATTTTGATAAAAGAAAAAGATATCATCTGCTTTGAAGTTCATTTTTTGTAATTTAAAATACAATCCCTTTGCATTATCTGCTTGAAATCCCCAATGACATACACTCTGTGTTTTTTCTCTAAAAAACTCGACGTAACAGGTTTTCGGCCAATCTTTATCTTTACTCATAGCGCAATCAGCATCTTCTCTCTATCCTTTAATTTATCAACCTTCCTTGATAAATTAGGTATATCTGGAGAAACACTGCCTTGTTCTATTCGCTCTAATGTTTCAATTGAGATTCCTAAATACATTGCTGCTGCTTCCTTAGATAAGTTTTTCTCTGCTCTTGTTTGTCTAAGGAGATGACCAAATTCTTTACGCCTTTTTCTTTCTTTGTACTTTTTAGATTCATAGGGCATTCAAATCACTCCTTAACCAGCAAATATTTGTTTCATTGATTGTTCTTTAAATTGTTCTTGGAAGTGTTCTCTTTGTTCTTCAATGGATCCAGCAAGGTTTTTTAGAATGAGTCTAGTAAGCTTGTACTCTGACTTAGATGCCTTTTCTAATAAAGCTCTTTCTGCACATCTCATTGAAATACCATCAACATAAATTTCTTCATCCCTGAATTTAACTGCTGCCATCTTAAACTGACTAACTTCTCCTTTATTTAAAGAAGGAATTAACTCTTTAATCGCGTGTACAACTATTTGACTTTGGTCTGTAGAAATTCTTAATTTAGTGTTCATCATTCTGAATTCCTCCCATCTACAAATACTGACAAATCGCAATAATTTATATTCGCGCGAAACGCGCTAATATTATTTAAAAAAAATTACAGCTTTTTAATATCAATTTTAAAAAAGTCTGCAATCTTAATGGCTGTTTTTAATCCTGGATTTCTAACACCTCTTTCAATATTAGAGTATGTCATTACATTAATACCAATGTATTTAGCTACTTCAGTTTGAGATAATTTTCTTTTTTCACGTTCATTTATTAAAATTATTCTCTTCTTGGCAGAACCCATTTATCGTTCTCCTTTATGTACATTGAATGATTATACATTTAAATATACACGCAAAACGCGCGAAAATCAAGCGGTTTTGAATAAAAAATATGTTTTTTGTAAAAAATGAATTTTATTCAAAAAACATATTTTTATTGCATATTGACCGCATTTTGAAGATAATATAATAAGAATATAAAATGTCCATACAGAGTCTAACTGTGTATATACACAGTCTATATTTAGTATTAATCCATATTGATGCTAGATAAAGTACTACAACATAACATAAAATGTCTAATAATGTTTTAGGAGTGAATGTGAAGTGGAGGAAAACTACAAATCAATAACTGGAGACAGAATTAGATACTTACGCAAGAAGCATAAAATCAAAATTCCATATATATTAAATACTCTTGATATAAGTAGATCTACATTAACTGGATGGGAAACTGGTAGACGTAAAGTAAATGGAAATGCTCTGGTTAGATTAGCAGAAATATTAGAAACCACAGTTGATTACCTAACTGGTAATACTGACGAAGAAACTACAATGGATATAAATGAACTTAAAAATATTCTTAATTCCAGTACACTAACATATGATGGCAAACCAATTACTGAAGAACAAGCAGATAATTTAAAAAAAGTTATTTCAGCACTTTTAAACAAATAAATAAAAAAAGAACATACCTCCCTATGGAAAATGTTCTTTTTTTTATTTATATGAGGTCTTTTAAAGTCTCTTCTGATGCTATTCCATTATCAACTAAAGATGTTATTATCTCATTAACATCTATAGCTCCTTGATTTATGTATGCTGTTGGATTAATTTTGTTTTGTTTACAAAGTTCAACTAATAAATCTGGTAATGTATGCATTATTGAATCCCCTCATTCGTTTAGTGTTTTTTCATTTTCTTAAAATGACTAAACTTCTCTTTAAATTAACAAAGACACCATACCAAATGTATGATGTCTTTCAACATATTAAGATATATTTGTTTTATTAAGTTCTTCCGCCACCAGGATCTGCTGTTTTATCAAAGCTTTCATGATAATCAGCTGAAGCTGTTTGTTGTTTTTCTTGTACCGATGATACGAAAGAACCTGTGATTAACGTTGCAGCTAACAATGTACCGATAATGACTTTTTTAATTTTGTTTTTCAGGAAAAGCACCTCACTAACTTTATTACTATTCGCGCGTATTTTCATTATATCACAAGTGATTTTAACGCGGATAGCAATAAAGTCAAAAAATTTGTATTTTTTCTAACATTTGTTAAAGATGATTCTTTTTTCCTATTAAATGGTTTTTGGGTAAATTAGAATAAAAAATGTCGCCTGCTTTTTCGAAAGTTAATAATGATTCTTCCATAAGAGTTAAATCATTTTGGCTAAGTGCGTAGTAATATTCTTGTTGAGGGGAAAGTTTTCCGTTTTTACTTTTCATTTGTTCCAATAATGATATACCCTTTTTAAGGTCTTCTGGATTTCCGTTAGATACTAAATAGTAAGCTTTTTCTGCTGGATCTGTCAGAAATAAATCCTCATAATCTTCATGGAATATTTTTATAAAATCATGAGTGGATTCTAATAAATCTTTAAATCTTAAATTGGTTCCTGAACCTAACTTATTGTATAAATCCAGCGCTTTCTTATTATAATTAATACTTTTTTCATAAGAACTAAAAACATGTATTTCACTCAATAAGTTCAACATATATATTTTTTCCAAAGGATAGTTCTCACTTCGTTTTATAACATCATTACAAATATCAATAGCAATTTCCAATTCAGATTGTTTTTGGTGAGCCCTTGCAACAGTATCTAGTATCTTTAATTCAAGGGATTCCTTGATATACTGGTTTGGAATTGATTTTATCAATTCCAAAAGATCTTCTGCCAAAATATGCACCATGCCAACAGCTTGTAAATTAATGCAACATGATAAAGATTTGACGTTAATTAAAAGATTGGTTTCATTATTTTCTTCAGGAGTTATTGATTTCAGTTTTTCTAATTCCCAGTACACTTGTTTTTCGCTTAAAATACCCTCGTTACGTTCCGCTATAACCTTATATACTTTCAGATATGGTTCATCAGCATACTTCTTTATTATTTGTTTAATTAGGTCCTCTCTGCCATGACTATCTAGAAATTCTGTAGCAGCTCTTACATCGCCCAAATCATCAATATTTAATGCATACTCTGCTATGTAATTAGAAATAACATTTGTGTCATCATATATTAATTTTAATAGCTCAACAAATTTATCAAATGATATATGGTTTTTAAGACTGAAATAGTGGGATATTTGTCCTTTGCTAACTCCTAAATACTTGCCAAGTTTCTCATATGTAAAACCAAATTTTTTGGCATCGTTTTTTAGCTTGTCCAAATAATTACTTCCCACTAAAATCCCTCCCTAACCATATTTTTGTAATTAAAAGTTTAACCCCTAAAGGCAAACTTTGCAACTTATATTTTATAACATTGTTGATAGTTATATAATTTATTAGTTAAATATGGTATATTGTTATAAAAATTATGTATTAGTCAAATTATGTCACATTATGGGGATTATGATGAAAAAAATCGAATTTACATTAAATCAGGTATTGAAAAAACTTAATGTTACACCTAATAAGGTTGCTACATTGGCGCGAGTTGCTCCCAAGACTGTATATGCACTTAAAAATAATAATGTAGATCGTGTTCATATTGATACTTTAGAAAATATTTTGCATGTTTTAAATGAGGTTGCTGCAGAAAAAGGAGAAGAACCAATTGAGTTGTGGGATTTAATGAAGTATAAATAATAAATCCTTCTTTAATTTTTTCTTGCAAAATGCGCGAAAAATACATATACTAATACATAAGACAAGTAATTCAAAATACATAAAAAAACCTGTCTCAATGGACAGGAATTATAAAGTAAAAGAAGCTCGATGCGGCAAACATCAGAGCTTCCAAGGAATTTCGCCACTCACCTACCAAAGTAAGGGGAAATGATTTAACTTAATTTAGTTAAGTTAATTATACCCATATTTTATTTTAGTGTCTAGAGTTTTTATTAAAACTTGGCGAATTTCCTTCACAAAAATTAGTGGAGGTTTTTTTTATGGCAAATATAGATTCTAAAATGTTAGCAATAAATTGGATGTCAGCTTCAGCTTTTGTTCCAGTAAATAAATTGATTGCTCGTAAATTTGGTATTGACTTCGCTGTTTTACTCGCTGAAACAATCAACCAATATAAAAGATGGTTTGAACAAAATAAGCTGCAAGATGATATGTTTTATTGGACAGAAGAAGACTGTGAAATGGAGACTACTTTGAAAAAGGGTAAGCAAGCTAAGATATTCAAAGAAATGGAAGATCATAGTTTGCTAAAAAGGCATACGAAAAGATTAGTAACTGGAAAGACAACTAGATATATACATATTTTTTGGGATGCTGTTGCTGAACTGATGATAAACGATGATGAACAAATGAAGCAAAAAATTAAAAATCGCATTGAAGAACGTAAACAGAAACAAAAAATCCATAAGATGAACTTTGTCTTAAAAAGTGAAAAGACAAGCATCAAAACTGAAAGTTCTTCGGAAGTTTCAAATACGAACTTCCCGGAAGTTCCAGAATCAAACTTCGGGAAGTTCCAAAATGGAACACAAGTAATAAGTAATATAAATAAAAACATAAATAATAATAATAATATAAATAATCTTAACCATAATCATAGTGTAGTAGATAAATATAATATTTTATGGAATTCAAAGATACCTCAAGATTTAAAGAACAAGATTAAGGTTATGATGGTGGATAATATTATTAATTTATCAGCTGTTCAAATTCAATTAATTGAAGATGCTTACTTTTACCAAGTTAACAAAGGTTATATTGAACCAAAATGTTCTAATGATGATACCTCTGCAATTAATGACTATGAGTTTTCTTTAGCTATTTCTAAAATGCTTAAAACCGTTAAAAATATTGATAACATGAATGGTCTTATTCAAAAATGGGTTAGTAATGCCTTTGATTATAAAATTAGAACGCTGGACAAGCCTGAGGAAGGAAACGTATTTGACCAATTTAGAATGATGTTTAGTTAACTTATAAGTCTATTAATTCTACGCGTTCAGTTGGCAAGAGACATTTGTATTAACGTACTTCTATAGGGCTTTTGCCATCTTAATGAATGTATTATAATTTTCTATATATCTTTGAACGCGTAAAATTATTTAGTTAAAAAAAAGAAACGGCTTTGCTGCCATTTCTTCATCGATTCTATTTGAACAACTTACCTAGTAATTTGCTAGTGGCTTTTCCTGTAGTTTTTCTGGCTACACGTTTACCTATTGTGCCTTTTTGGACGGCATTAACATCACGAAGAAGGCTTGCTGCTTTATACAGGAATGAACTTACTTTATTAAGACTCATTTAGAATGGCTCCTATTCATCATCGTCGTCAAATTCAATAAGCTTATTAACTTTTTCTAATTCTGACCAGTCTATGCTTTCTTTATTTGGTTCTGATGGTTCTTTTTCTTTGGTGCTGCCACCATTCATCACAAGGAATAAAGATTTCAAATGGTCCTGAATGATGTTACGCTGTTCTGGTGAAACAGAAAAAGGCAAAGTAAGGGAAATGGTATTCCCCTTATCTGCCATTTCCTCTTGGATCTTTGAAAAAAGTAAATTTGATAAGTATTTGTTTCTGTTTATATTTCTAGGCTGATTAATGAATTCTAGGATTTCTTCTGAAGTATTTACTGGTATTCTTATTGAAACATTAGATCCAGGCTTTAATTCCTTGAGTTCTTTCATTATCATCATCCTATAACTAATAATTGTTCTTCTGTATAACCAGCGTTTTTAGCTTTAAGGAATAGCAGTTTATAATAAGCTTTAGCAATACTCCAAATGCTTTCTTCTGCACTATCTGCGAACTGTATAGGGTAGTTAATGTTGCTATTCAATTCCTCTATAAATTCTTTTAATAAGTATGCTGTTCCACCTACACAAATAATAACGTCCAGATCATTTACTTTGCTCCACATTCTTTTTATTTCAATGAATTGTTCTTGTGCGAATACTTCAAGGATATCATTTACCGTTTTCTTTATGTCTACTTCCTCGACTTGAGGACGAACAATATATGCTTTTTCATCCCTTGTAATGTTATTAATTAGGTCACGTCTAGTTTTAAAACGGTAACGGTGCTCACTGTGTACTTTACGGATAATTTCATCTAAAGTCTCACCGATTCCTAATGGAATACCCTCTGAGTTTTCATTATCGATACTTCCTTTTCTTATGACTGCAAAATCAGTTGTTATTCCTCCCATATCATCAAGGAGCACATTCTTTTGTAAAAGATCTTCATTTCTCGTTTTAAAATCATCGCTTACTGTTAAGTTAACCATTGCTGCATGGCCTTCAGAATTTACATATACATCTTCGAAGGAAATTCTTACTGTTTTACCTTTAAGACCAGGAGTCTCTAAAAATTGGACTTGGTGCATCCCATCTTTTAACTTGCTGGCAAATGCTTTACGAGCTCCTTTTTTCTTACTTTCGTCAATCGGTAAGCCAGTGCTTAATAAGTATTTTGCGTTTATCAAGTCTGATTCTTGATTGAATTGACCGCATGTAGCTGCATCTAAAGCAAGGGCTGTAAGAATTAAAATAATTGTTTGGTCTGAATCCCCTTTTCTATCTGTAGCAGCTCCTTGATCTGCTGTTGAAAAGCGAGAAGCGAAATTCCCCACTGCATAGCTGGTATTGTTCTTTGTAGTAAGAGCATCACTCGTTACCCTAACATGCAATTCATCAATTGCTGCTCCTTCTCCAGATCCTAAAGATTCGTCTCTATTCAGCTCCTTAATTACGTTCGGAATATAAACCTTATTCTCTTCTTTTACTCCGCCGATATAGCCTTTTAATGCATCAAATCCACTATCAATAGCTCCTATTCTAAACATTAAAACCAACTCCATTCTCAATGTGTTTTATTACTTTTGAAGTAATTGTATACTTTTGTATTACATTTTGCAATAGTGTGTATTACAAAAGTATACAAAATTAAAAGACACTTGTTATTAGTGTCTTTTATTACACATACAAGAATGAAATACCTTTATAAATCAAAGAAATCATCCATCTTTTTGTTAGGATCAACTTCATTAATAGCCTTCATTAGTTTCTTAATGGTTGATAAACGAGGTTCATAATCTTTATCACTGGCAATCCTGCTTATTGTATTACGGTTAACCTTTGTTTTTGCTGCTAACCACTCCTGAGTAATTCCGCGTTGATCTAAGAACCTACCAATCTTTGTTCTTGGTTTCCCTTCGAATAATCCAAACATATTTACCGCTCCCTTAATGTATTCATACTTATTGTTTGGACAAGAACAAAGAAATCTATACGTTATAATTTTGAAAATTTTATGTACTAATTAGGAAACTGGTCCAAGTAGTCCGTATATACTTTACCATCAAGCGAAACTATAGTTCCAACCCTAGTTATATCAACAGATAATACTCTAGTTAACCTAACCATAGTTTTATATTGTCCAATCCAATAGAATAAACATTTTTAAAAAGATTAAGAGCGAGAGAAAGGAGCGAATGGGGAAGGGGGAGCGCGAGGGGGAAACCAAAAATTAAAAAGGATGTGCTTCGGATGTTAATACGTATTAACAGTGTAGCAATGTCAGGTGATTACGAAAGAATTCATCAAGCTATAGAGAACGGCATGCAACCTGTACCTACTCATCTTTGGACTCTTACGAAAGATTATTTAATAAGTAGACCAGATACACTCCTTGATAACAGTAAGTTTATTTTAGATAGCTTCGTACAAGAAGGACATAACATCTCGGACACAATAGGTTTCTATAAATCCGAAATAATTCTGCATGCTGTTCAGTTTGTTATGGATTTCATTTGCCTACTTTTTGTTTAGTTAGGATAAGCACGATGAAATAATGAAAAAAGGATGATCACCTATGTTATACATGACGAAAATAAAAAAGGTGTCCTCTATAAAGGAATTTCTAACAGCCGACCAGCCTAAAGAAATTACCAGAGCACACCCTTTACGATTATATGGAATTGCAGGTATAGATATCACTCACTCCGATATATGGGGATCGCCATTTAATGAGCCGTTCTTTGTTGTCTTTGGAGTGTTTGCAGTTGCTATTCTTAGCATTGCAGGAGAATATTTCTTCCGAAGCACAGGCAATGAAATAGTTGCGGATGCTATTGCTATGACCACTAAGCTTCTATTTCCAATGGCCTTTTATCTGTTCCTTTATTTAGGGATAATCCATACATTTTAATTTTGTGAGGTGCAGAAATGAACTACATTCAACAGCAATTGTTTAAAACTAAATACAGATATAAATTAAAACAATTTTTCAGGCGATCGGGTTTGTTTATGACATCTAAACTTGGCGATAAATCAATTTATGCATACCCTCCCATTCATTCTATAAAGCGTAAAGATAAGGAGAATTGCACAGAAATAGTGTTTTCTTTACTGAATGGCTTAGATCCAAAGGAAATGACTATGAAGAAGTACTATGTGTTTGAACAAATATTTGGTAACGCAATTGCTCTGAAAGGTGATACCAAAACATTTACACTTACCATATATGATAATCCTCTAAAATCAAACCTTCTCTATAATTACAAGGAAATAGCCCCCTATTTAGATGAAATGATTATGCCAATTGTTGTTGGTAAGAAAAACAACGGACAGTACATTGTACTAGAGAATTTAGATTTTCCTCATGTCATTATTCAAGGAGCAAGTGGAAGTGGTAAAAGCTCCTCTATTCGTGTCATTCTGTCTACGCTCATCCAATATAAAAAGCCATCTGAACTAGATATCTATTGTATTGATGGAAAAAGGGCTGAGTTCGGTTTGTTCAAAAAGGTAGAGCATGTGCAACAGGTAGTTTATTCGGCCAGAGATGCGCACAAGGTTTTAAATAAAGTGGTTAAAGAGATGTACAGAAGAGAAGAACTTTTGGATCTTTATGAAGTACCGCATGTAACGGATTTACCACCTGAGCATAAGCAGAAAATAATTTTAGTTGCTGTTGATGAGTTTATTGAATACATGGACCATAAAGAAATAATGCAAAACATAATAAAGATAACTAGCAAAGGACGTGCAACAGGTGTACTATTACTTGCTTCTGCACAACGGATGGATGCAGATGTGATGAATACGAAAGCAAGAAGTAATTTTAGTATTCGTATGAGCTTCCGAACAGTAGACAAAACAAATGCCATGTTACTTGGTACAAAAGGAGCCGAAAAGATTAAGCTCGACCAAATGGGACGATTAATTTTAAATGCTGGAGAATTGATGGAGCTTCAAAGTCCTCATTTAACCTTTAAGGAAGCTAAAAAAATATTAAACCCTTACTGTATCATGAAAGGCCCTGCTAAGAATGTAAATGAACCTTTACCAGAATTAAATGAAAACCCTAATGATGATTTATTTGCATAGGAGTGTGTACATCATGAGAAAAAGAGATTTAGAGATACTGAGTACCTTAGAAAAATTTAAAGTAATGGACTCTAAAATGATAGCTGCGCTTCACTTCTCAAGTAATGCAGATCCACTGAAAACAGCAAACCGCGTGTTAAAACGATTACGACAAGATGGCTATATACAAGCAAATACAGACCGACCTTTTCAACATTATTTATACTACCTAAATCCCTCTGCTATTAAAATAAATTCTGCAAAACTTGACCACCATTTGATGATTGGTCAAACATATGTAGATATGTTGAGCTACGATAGGAAAACTTCATTTGAGGTTGAGCGTAAGCTAGAAGGCGCAGATTTCATTTCTGACGGCTTTGCAGATTGGTTAGGAAGGAAATGGTTTATAGAGTGCCAAAACAGCTTATTTAGCACTAAACAACTGTCTGATAAGCTTGATAAATATAAATCTTTTTATGAAAAAGGTTTTATAGAAAAGTTTCCTAATGTATTAATCATCGGAAAACTTAACATGCAGTTTAATCGTGAAGAATATCCGTTTAAGATTAGTCAGGTTAACAGCATCCATGATTTAAAAGGAAACATTGAAAAATACAAACAGAAGAAAACTCCAGTAAATAAAACACCAGGTATTTACTTCAAGATGAAATAGTTAACCCCTTAAGGTGTGCGCATCCTACCTTGTTTAAATTACTCAAAACAAAAACAGAACAAATGTTCCTGTAAAAATCCTTTAAAACGAACGTGAGTCCTGTTATACTGAAATAAATTAGACATTACTTACCTAACTAAAGGAGCGACATCTTTCATGCAGCTTACAGACTATTTAATCCGCTACTGCCTTCTTGCAAACATCAAACCTCCAGTTAATGCAACAAATAGCGTTGAAATCCTTGATATATTCATAGAATCGTATAATAAGGGTTTAATGACTACAGAACAGTTACAACAGTTAAAGGATGCGCACACATGAAAGAAATACTGATTGACTTGGAATATGTAACTTCAAATGAATCGATTGGAAAGAGACGTGCAAGCTTTGAAGTGAATGAGAAGAAGTTTGCTGTTAATCCAAATTTAGAAGCTGTGCGCTTGACTTATCAATGGTTTGACCGTGTGCGCAGGGAGTATCCTTATGATATTGAAGTGAAGAGCGTGAAATACAATACGCGTCATGACATAACCGCTGGCCTGCAGGCTGTCTTGGATAAAGAAAAACGCATAGCTTTCGAGGATTGGAAAGCACCTTGGGAATAAAAGCCCCTCTCGTAACGAGAAGGGCTTTTTCACTTAACTAAAGAATTTACTGAAAGTTGCTGGTCCAGCTTCACCATCTGCCTTTAATCCATTATCTTTCTGAAATTCTTTTACTGCATTTGTGCAACCTTTTCCATATATACCGTCAAATCCATTAGGATTGTAACTGTGAATGTATAACAATCCTTGAACAAGTCGAGTCCATTTGCTCCATGTTGTTCCAGGTTCTACAACTGGGCAAGCTGCTTTTGATTTTGCGCCGAATACTCCATCAATAGTTACTTTTGCAAAATATTGATAAACTCGAATTGCTGCAACCAATGTTTTGGGACCATCGTATCCATCTACAACCAACTCTTTAAAATTAGCTTTCTTCGTGTAGTTATTAAGAAATGATTGGAATTCCTTTATATTCGGGTTCCCATTAGTATCTGCAATTGTTTCCTTTGTATCTTTTACAACTGCTGCAACGTCCTCTTTTGGTGTTTCGTTGACACCTAGGGAAATCGTAATCGTGTTGCCTTTAGTCTTAAATGTGTCTGTGTCGTATCCTTTGAAGTTAAACTGCAAATGTGGTTGGTCTATGAATCCTTTCCAATCCCCACCCCATTCAAATCCAAGTTCTTTAGCCTTAGCAATAGCCTTTTTAATTGTTGCCTTACCATATCCACTCCACAAAGTTGTTTTTCCGTCTACAGGAACAAAATCCAATGCTTGCCCAACTATATGATAGGATTTAAGTGTTTGAGATTTCCCGCTTGCTAAGTATCCTCTTTGTGTTTCCAGTGTACGAATTGTTTCATAAATAAGTACATCAATTTCATTCGCTATTAGCCATGTGTACCAAGTGATAGCAGCCTTTTTTGTATTGTCTCCAAGATTAGCGATATTTTTTAAGTTTCTTTCATGATATGTTGGTGTGAAACCCATTTAAATCATCCCCTTAATATTTTTCATTTAATAAAATGTTTTGTTCTGTAGGATCTACCTTGCTGAAGAACCATTTGATTTTCCTTAACACTGCAGCCACCTCCAAATAAAAAAGCCCCCTTTATAGGAGACTTACTTTTCCTTAGCTAAATTGTGTGCAACCAATAAATCTTTTTGTTTCTTACCTTTAGCTGTGATGTAGTTGTTTTTAAACCAAGCAATAGCTGCCGTAACAAAGGTAAATACTGCTGATAATAGTGCTGTTTGTTCTTCAGCTGTGCCTGGTATTTCATACAAGCCGAAACTCACTAAGAATTGATTTAACAAAGCAATAAACAATACAATGGTTCTAATCAATGTTCCTTTATCCATTTGAATCACTCCTATTTCTGTAAAAGATTATAAAAAATAGCGATTGCTCCGCCAATTACTCCAGTGCAAACCGCTGTTATCAATGCTGCTGTTATTGTTCTTTTTAACCATTTTGTATCGTCTTTTATATCCGTCAACGTTGATTGTAATGTTGATATTGACTGATCTTGAAGTAGTGTTTTATCTTGCAACTTACGTATATCCTCTTTCATTTCAATTATGTCCTTCTGTACGCTTTGCTGCCAAATATCCACAACTGGTTCCACCCCCTGAGTCTGCATCCTCATCTCCCCCTTTTTTCTCTATATACAAACGATTCACCTCCTTAAAAGGCAATAAAAAAGAGCCTATAAAAAGGCCCTTTTACTTTAACAAGTCGTATGTTTTACCATAAATTTTATTAGCAATTAATTCATGTCCTAATACATTAGGATGCCAACCATCACTTTTAATTCCATCGCTGACTTCTTTAAATTTCTCTGTGACAGTATCCGAACGGCCTTTCCATGTAGGTTGAATATTTGCTACAGGTACTTTTTTATCTTCTCCGACTTTCTCGATAATCTTATCGTATTGCAAAGATTCATTACCGCTTTTCCATGTAGTGACCAACAATATTTTCATTTCCTTGTTGGAATCCTGAAGCTTACCAATTAATTTAGATAAATTGTCTTCAAACTCATCTGGTTCAGAATAAGCATCCAGCGTTTCATTCATATCATTTGTACCAAACTCAATAGTAACGAAATCGGGACTTTCCTCAATAACCTTATCTACATTAGGTAGCCCATTATCTTTTATTCCAGTACCACTTTTTACTGCAATAGGTTCTAGTTTTACATCATATCCTAAGTTTTTTTCAATGAGATCAGTAAGTAAGGATACATATTTTTCTTTATCTCCAACTAGATACCCTTCAGCGATACTGTCACCCATTGGAGAGTAAACTAATTGTTGTCCTTTGTGACTATCGATAATTCTTTTTGCTTCTGCTTTTGCTTCTGCTTCTTCTTTTTCTTTTTGTGCAGATAGCTCTTCTATGTATTTTGTCTGTGCTGCAGAAGCTTTTTGACCATTTGCTTTCGCATCTTTATTAAACTGAATTGCTCCAAAGATAACAAAACAAATACCAACTATTAAACTAATTGATATGACTAGCTTAATTCCTTGTGCCTTTTTCAAATGCTACACCCCAATTAAAATATAGTATCTTTATTATACTATTTCTGTTCTCAATTGAGGTGTTAATTGTAAGAAATAAAAGATTTTATACTAAAGTTGACTTAATCCATGCATATAATTGATGACCCCAAGCAGTATGAGCATATCCATTTGAATGATAATCATTGCTTGCAGGTCCGAAAGGTACTTTAACTAACCTTCCTTCGTCATTTCTTACCCATCTATAACTTAAGCTTACAGCTGGTGGCATAACAAAGTAGAAAGGTAGCAACTCCACATCCGTTGAATTAGCAAAGTGTTCAAACAAAGCAGTGATATATGGCCTTGTTCTATCATGCAGATACCTCATATCGCTGTCTGAGATATCAGGGTAAAGTTCTTTAAAATAAGTCCCTGGATCGTCAGCAAATAAAGTGATAGCTATTTTTGCATTTGGCAATTGAGCTTTTATTTCGCTAACCGTTATATCCATATCTGCTATATACTGAGCTACACTTACTTGAGACCAATCATTTAACCCTGTTTGCAGTAGAAAGTGGGTAGGAGTACAAACATTAAGAATGTTTATATTACTGCTTGTAACTTTTGTACCTGTCCCACTCCCTAATGCTAGGCGATTACCGTTATCATCAAGTGTTCTGTATCGTTCTAACCATTTAGCAATAGAAAAACGGTTATTTCCTGTCTTATTTTGGTCAAAGAAAGGATTATTTCCTCTATAATCAGCTTCAGTTCCTGTATAAACTTCGGCAGTTTGTGCAATTAAATCCTTTTGTGCAGCTGTGCCAGTATAGTCAGTGCCTGTTCCGTTTCCTAAACCCAAAAGATCCCAAGTAGCTTGGGAAGGTCTTTTCTGCGAAACATAACGCAAATGGTCTGCTAATTTGGAACCTGATTCCCCGCCTGTGGCCGTAATAATATTTCTTGTTTTTCCTAGGTGATTTACGGTTGCTGGTCCTCCTTTTCCAGCTCTTGTACCCAAAGCAACAAAACGATATTTATTAGCATCGTTAGCTTCGATAGAGTCCATGGCAAATTGTTGTGCTACAACATGCCAAAAAGGAGCCCATACCTGCGTGCCATCTGGCAAAGTAATAAACGCATTGGCTCCTTCAACAGTACTATCCCCAATAGTAAACAAGGCCACAACTTTATCAGCTCCAACATCGTTACGAACACTGACTTGAGTAATGCTTGCTGTTATGTCTTGAATCTTATCTCCAACAACAGTAAAAGCTTTTGATATCTCCTGTTTTGCCTTTCCATCATTTATGGTTGTAAGAGTCCAATCTAAAGGATATGGAGTATAAAAGTCTAATCTGTTCTTTTGTGAAGTATTTAAAAATCTCATACCACTAACATCTGTTCCCCAAGGAATAGCGTGATCTAAATACAAACTTACTCTTGGAACTCTAGCCCCCACATAATCTCCATTTATCGCGTTCCCCCAAGTGAAAATTTTCTTAGGAAGAAATAAAGATAAAGGGTTTTTAATAACAGACAATTGCGCTTGAATATCCTCAGTAAGCTTTTCTATTCCAATACTTTTATCTAGTGGTAAAATATTGTTTTCCCTTGAATAGAACTCCAATTGCATATAGTAAGAATTTACTGGACTAACCGACCATCCTCCGCTTCCACTGTTGGTAGGGTTAGGGAAATACAAATTACCCTTTGAAGAATCTGCCGTACATATAGCTGTTCTTAGCGTAGTATCCTTTGAAGAAGAAACAAAAGCACCAGTAGTTGAACTATATACAACAACATAAAAGTTTGCTTCTGATATATCAATTGGTGTATCAAACACAAATTCAATTAAACCGATTGAACCATCGGCTAAAGGTGTTGTTGCAGATGCAGTTCCATAAAGAGTGGTTCTGTCATCACTCCTTAATTCACATTTGTACATAGCTCCAGCTACAACAAATTTTTGATGCATTTTTATTTTTTTAATTGGTGCTCCTAACTTAGCTATCCTGTTTGAAAAGCCATAATATTGTGCAGCTATATCACTGGGAGCGCCCACTCTATTTATTGTTTTTCCTTGTAGAATATCTTCAATGACAAGGTTGTTTTCCAATGCATTGTTTACATTTGAAATATTTTCAGTTAACTCTTTTGCCTTTGAATCCAGTGATTTATTTGTATTATTTATTTCGGCATATACTTCATCTAAATCAATCCAGTTAACCTTTGCTTTTTGATAAGGATAATAAACTGTTGGATAAGTAGATCCAACAGCTATCATGGCTGTATCAATGCCTTTATCAATAATGACATTAGTACGCTTAAAGTAAGCATTAGTTGGAACTGTGTACGTTGTTTTAGCAAAGCTTGTAGGACTTTTAAAGTCTGATATTGGTTTCTTATTGCTGTCAAAGTAAACAACTAATGTAGTACCAGCAACAGTCGCTTTTTCAATAGTAAATGTTTCTCCTGCAGTAACAGCTTCGTAATCAGACACAGCCCAATTATTATCGTTTGTAATGGATGCTACACCATTTGTATATACAATTCTTTGATTAATTAAAGCTGTATCTTTATTAAAAACGTTATATACTTGTGTACCAAACAATTTTCTTGGCTTAATTGCATTCTTATTAAGTTCGTCTCCACTTAGTGATGCTGCGGCTACTTTTGAACCTTGATATAAACCTAAGTCTTCCCAAGTTGTACCATTCCAAAAATAGGAGTGTGCGCCATCTACATGTGTTGCATCATACACTAACATTGTTCCAATGGAACCACTAGGGTATTTAGATTTTAACGCATTAACTGAGTAGAATAATTCCTTTGGTGAACCATCCGTTATATTTGCCAAGGCATTGTCTACATAGGTTTGTTCTGCTTTTTGCGAAAGACGTTGTGTTACTTCTGTTTTGTTTGCTTCATAGTCAATGCTTTTTACTACTTTATTATTTGTAACTAGATCCTCAATGCTTTTAATTTCAACTTGTGTATCTGTTAAACGATTAACAATATTTCCTTGAGCATCTAATATATCTTGAATGGTAATGATTTCACCATTTGTATTGCTATCATCTACACTTACGCGACTAGCTGGAATGTTTAAATACCCTGTTCCTAAATAACTGAAGTTAAACTTTTTTCCTTCTTGAGAAATATGGAAAAATACTGCTCCTGTTGTGTAGTCTACTCGGTATTCTTGTTCTCCTAATTCTGCAGTAGTTACTTCTTCAAATGTTAATCCGCCATCATTAACAACAGTAACTTTTTCTGTGAAATCAGGGAATTCCTTTAAGATTACTCGTCCATATTTAACAGTTAAAGGTTGATTAATTGGGATAAAAGGGCTCTCATCTGTGCCGAGTCGTTTTATTAAATATACAGGATCAATATTTGCATGGAACAATGCCATAATATATAACCCCCTTTCTTATGAAATCAGAACATTTTGAAAGGAAACAGTCCCCCATTTTCTTCCGAAATGCAAAAATCCATTACGGAATTGAGAATCATTAATCGTAATGGATGCATCGTTTGTACTAAATGTTATGGATGTAGCATTCACAGTTACAGTGAAGTATTTAATTGTTCCATCTGTAAGATTGTTAATTTCATTTGAACTAGCCATCAAAGTACTTACTCCATTAATTACTTTGTAAATGGATATTCCAGCAGGGCTAAATAATAAATGATAACCACCTGATAAATTTGTTTTGTTATCGTCAAAATAATCAATTGGTGTACATAAAGCAATACTTCCCCATCCATTATTACGCTCCATGAATTTTACATTGAGTGTCATTGTGAATTCGTTCGGTAATTCACCAGCCCATCCTTGCAACACAAAATCTCTATCTTCACTTTGTTCAAGAAATCCCCATCTGTAATCATCCGTGAATCCTCCACGATAAGAAGCATAATGAGGGATAAAACCGCTGCTGAATACTATTTCTGAAAACGGAGAATCTTCTCTTGTAGGATAGGTTTTTGATATATAGAATGGATCATCACTAAATAATCCGAATGCCCCTAATCCTAAATACTTATCTGCTAAATATTGATGATTTACGGAATAAACAATGACCTTTATCCCTGCTTCTGTCAACATGCTTACATACAAATCAGATACATTGGTGCTACAACCAACATATCGAATATTATTATTTAATAACCAAGAAGGATCTGTTGCAGTATCGCTGAGTAGTAATAACTCAAATTCTCTTTCATTTATTGTGAGCAATTCATCTTGGTTAAAGGATTGAATTAAAACGTGTTCTTTTAACTTATATTTTTCAGCTAAATCAGCAATCAAAGCAGCACTTCTTCTGTCTTTCGACTCAATGGCATAATTCACTTTGTTTCCGAATGTCTGAAATACCTCTTCCAGATAAGGAATAGGCTGTTCTGGATAGTTAGGTAGTAATCCTGCCACTTTCATTGACCGAATATAAGGAGTATTTAAGTACTGAACTCTATCTGAACCTCTGTGGTCAATTCCTGTTACTCGTATAACTTCTTCATCATGAATAACACAAAGGGAGCCAGATCTATCTTGTCTAACATCTAATTCAATGAACAAAGAACCATTCATTTTGCTCATTTTAAAGGCTTCTAGGGTATTTTCAGGATATAAAAAAGAACTTCCCCTGTGCGCTAGATATTGAGGGGAAGTTAGTTCATTTATTTTTGTAGTTCCTTCAATTTGATCCAAAATATCTACCACCTTAAGTTGTTCTGCAATTAATAATTTTCGAAGTGTATCAAAGGGGAAACCTTTGTAATTTATTCGTGCATCCACTATTTCTGAAGGTTGTGGATTTTTAAGTATTTGTTCATCCAATCTTTTGTAAATTTCGTTAATATCGGAATAAATATCTTCGAAGTTTTTATTTAAGTCATTTCTGAATACAGAATTAAAAAGTACTTTTAATATTCGATATGGACCACGCATTAAGTAGTTCCACCTCCATCTATTGCTTCAAGTTTTTCTTCAATAATTTGTAATCTTTCTATAAAAGAAGACAAGTCATAAACTTGTCCTGTTACGGTTGTTATTTGGTCCAACTTAGTTTTATCTGTTGAACTCATTAATCCATTTTCTGTATGACTTGCTATAGAAGTACTTGCTTTTGTTAGCAATTCTTCTTCTAAGTCATTTAATGCTTTTTGTATTTCCGTAAAGTCTACAGTAACATTTCCATATTCATCGACATTTATTGAAGATAACTTTTTAAATAAAGCAGCACTCAGCAATCCGCTTCTAACTTCTGAAGCTAATTCATTATCAGCTTTACCACTTATAGCTTCATTCATTTCGGCTAATGATTCTGTTATTTGTTCGATGTCTGCCACATCCACCTTGGTTGAGGGATTATAACCAGCTCCAAAAGTTGTTTGTGAATCAATAGTGATTGCGTTGCTTTTCACTTTATTATTGGATGTAGTGATTTTTTGAACGGTTTTTGATGTTTTTTTATATTGTGCTAAAATCTTATTTGCGTTTTGCTTTAAAGTGCCTAATGTATAAACTGCATCTTTAGTTTCATCGGAGTAATCCTCCACCTCAACTACTCGGATATAAGTAGAAATATCAAAAGGATCAATGATACACCAAACATAATCACCGCGTTTTATTTCATTCCAACCTAAATCTTTTATTTTAGTGGAAGTTAATTTTATAGACATAGTAATGCTGTCTGTTAAAGTCTTAATACATTCATTTGTTAAATCAGTTTTATTTGTAATGGAATCACTTTTTACTGGATCAGCATGGCGTAAACCATATGCTGTGGCAAGTGGGCTAGTGTATTCAGTAACTGCAGTATAGACCTCATCACCAACTAACAGCTTGTATGTGGTAATAATATTACCATCTAATAAATAATTTAATGGAGTAGCATTTGTACCCTTTGTATATGGATTATTTGAATCTTTCCCTTTGAAAGTGGCCACTACAGAATGTGTTTTATTCTCAAGGCCTCTAATAACGTCCAAAGTTTGAACTTCGGCCACAACGTCTTTATATGTGGAAATCGTTTTAGAATTGCTGCCATCTACAACAAATTCCCATTTACCACCTAGGAAATGAACTAGGGTACGAAATTTAAACCCTGTACCAGAAAAGGAAAATTTAAAGGTTGCTCCGACTTCACTTGTGGCTAATTTATTCTGTCCAGTTTCAATTTCATATTTACCAGAACGCGAATCATATGAAAGTGAATTGTCTGTAATAATGTCCTTTTCATCCTTTGTTTTCCCATATCCGCGAATATAGGTTTTTAAGGTAGTTGTATCAATTTCTTTTTGTGGTTGATCTATGTTAAACAGATAATGAAATTGGTTTTCTGTTTTATATCCTATTTCCTTTTGTATAATTATTATCGTGCCAATTATTTTAAATTCAGCACCAAATTTCTCTAAAATGGACTTAAATAGATTCCATGTATAGTCATCACCGAAATTTTCTAATGCAACAGTATTTGGTAGACCTGAAGTGTCAATTTGGAATGTATATCCTAGACCGTTAGCAATAAATTTTAAGGAATCAGCCAAACTCATATTGCCATTTTTAATATCATAAATTCGATGATTGTTGAAATCCTCAATCATCTTATGAATGGCTGTGCAACTTAAGGTTGATGATTTTCCTAATGTTTTTTCAGCAAGTTGCTTAATAACATATTCCTCATCATCATAGATAAAAATATTTTCATTTAGCACTAAAGGATAAGAGTGTAAATTACTTTCTGTTTTAGTAATGTTTACGGTTATTTTTTTTTGTCCGTCCGATGGATCAGAACGAGTGACAGAAAAATCCGTTAATTTTTCAATTGTTCCTTGTAAGCTCTTAATATCTAAATCCATAACATCACCTACAAATAATAAAACCTAAATATAAATTTAATTAAAAAGTCCGAAGTAGTACCAGAAATAACAAAATCATTCCATCCTTTAGCTAACTTTATTACTTTTCTATTAGTATTTGCCATTATACTTGTGTTGTTCTTTTCTGCTTTTACCCTGTTTAAGATGATACGATCTGTTGCTTGTGTTGTTCCTGTGTAAGACCAAATATCGCCTGTAGTCTTATTAGAAATTTTGAGATTATTAGAAGCTCCCTCAAACACAATTTGCATAGGTAATTTTCTCGGATCTATTTCAATAGCTCCTGCGTTAAATATACGGAAAGTATTTGTGTTGTGATTATACTTCAAGTCATCTCCAACTAACCCTTGACCAATTTGGAATAGAGCATTTTCAAAGCTAAATATGTCTTCAGTAGTCCCTACAGACTCCAAGAAAACGGAATGAATTACAAATTCAATAGTAAACTCCCCATCTTCTAAGGTTGTATAATCAATTTCATAACTGTTGTTTACGGATACTTCCATTCGCTTACCTTTTTGTAAATCTCGGATAATATGAAACTTCTCCAATGGGTTAAAAATCAAAAATATTTCATCCCTTAAAAGGTCAAAGTCTAAATCATCCCAACCCTCCACTGATATAACAGAAGTTATTTTTCTTTCTTTCAAGATTGTCCCTTGGTGAATAGATCCATGTACTCCTTCAACAGTGCTGGTTATATGTTCTGGTTCAGGGGAGCTGATACGAAAAGAGCTTACCCATAGATTCTTGTCCTCGTGTAAATCTAAGACTGAACCATCTTTGTATAAAATTTTAAAGTTGAATATGCTCTTTTCCATATCACTTTTCCTCCAAACATTATCCGTAAGTTGAATCTAAATCTATGTCGTTACCCAAATACTTATTGATAAATGGATATTGATTCTTAGCGATTATTTCACCATCTAACACGCTATACACAACCACTTCATTAGGCATATTTAGGTTAGGAATGGACATTTTTAAAGATTGTGCTGTTTTATCTAGGTTTGCTTGCTGTGCCTTTGCAATGATATTTGGCTGGTTTAATCCATCTTGTACAGTTGAATTCACTGTTCTAGCAAGACCAGCAGCAGCCTTACTGACCACTTTCACAGCACCAGAAATACCTTCTGCAAATCCATCACCTACAAATTCACCAATTGCTTTCATTACTCTTGACGGTGAATGTATATCTAGAATGGCTTTAATCTTGTCTGTTACGCTATTTCCTAATTCGGCAACTTTATCTTTTACGGCTCCAATTTTATTGGATATCCCATTAATAAACCCTTGTACAATATCACTACCTATCGTAGCTAAATTAATTCCTTTCAAGGTATTAATGATATTGTTTTTCACTTCTACAAACTTATCTTTAATGGTTCCGATTATGTTACTAACACTGTTCTTCATACCAGTGACAGCAGACACAACAAGACTTTTTGCTGTATCAAAAGCATTTACTGCTGTAGTTTTTATAGCGTTTACTAAATTAGTAACAGTTGTTTTCAATGTATTCCAAACGGAAACAACACCATTTTTCAATGCGTTTGCAGAATTAACGATACCTGTTTTTATAGAATTCCATATATTTAAAAGGGTTGTTCTTATCGCTGTGATAATGTTAACTACCGATGTTTTCAGGGCATTAAATGTGTTAACAAGACCAGTTTTCAAATTATTTATTGTAGTTTTCACTTGTGCTACAAATGATAAGAACTTACTGACTGCAGAAGTTATTAGCGATGTTACATAATTAATTACAGCTGTTTTTATTGCAGTCCATAATATTTGTGCAGTAGTTTTTATCTCGTTCCATTTATTCGCTATTGCCGTTCCTAAAGCAGTAAAGAAAGTAATAACATTATTAATCCAAATAGGAACGTTAACCACAAGCCAAGTGAACGCCGCAATTGCTCCTTCTTTAATGGAATTCCAAGTATTCGTTAACCATGTACCGATTGCTTGGCATGCTGAGATTATCCAGTTTTTAATGCTATCCCAATTCTTATAAATGACTATTGCCAATGTAGTAACGATTGCGATAATCAAACCGATCGGACCTGTTAAGGCAGCAAGAACAACTCTAAGAACCTGTATAATAGGACCTATTCTACCTAGCCATTTCACCACATTAATTATAGGAACAATGAAATTACTTATTCCTTGTATCATAAATCCAATTACGGCTAAAAAGGGCCCTATCGCTGCTACGATGGCCCCTATAATAACTATTAACTTTTGGAAATATGGAGATAAGTTACTGAACCATCCTGACAACTTAGAAACAGCATCTGAGACAGCTGGAAGGTAATCTTCAGCTAATTGTAGTAAAACTTCTCCCAATGGCAAGAAAGCTGTTTTAAGTTCGCGTAGCATCGCTTGAAATCTCTGGCCGAATGTATCTTCTTGTGTTTGAACCATTTCTTGCATGGTTCCATCCAAACCTTTAATGTCACCATCGACATTAGCTAGGGAATACATAGCATCTGCTTCGAGGTCTTCCCACTTGGTCCCATAGAGACCAACTCCAATACCATTAGCTGCTACTTGGTCATCCATGCCTTGTAACTCAGTTAAAACAGCATCCGAAACTTCTTTGACAGTTCCGTTTCCATTCAGGAAATCTTGCCATACTTGATTGGTACTGTCAGATAACTGACTCATGGCAGCATCAGTTGATTTGGAACCATCTTTAATTTTAATTTGAAATTCCTTCATTACATCGTTAATGTAATCGAGATTATATACACCAGCTTGGCTGCCATTAATGAGCGTTTGGAAATATTCGTCACTGGAATAGCCCATTTGTGACCATAACGGCGCGTATTCGGAAAGGTTATCAAACATTTCATTGGAAAAATTCAAGCCATTTTGAGCACCATATGCCATTAAATCAAAAGCTTTATCCGCTGAGTCACCGAAGCCTTTCATAATATTACTACCAGCTCTTGTAACTTCGTTTACCTCTGAATCGAATGTATCACCTAATAGCTTGGCTTGAACTACTTTTTCAGATAAATCTTCATCTTTTAAGCCTTTTAGGTTTTGTTTAGTTTGAATAAGAGCGTCTTCTACATCTTCCAAACTTTCACCAAAACCGCGGTTATAGATATCTCTTGCTACTTCTGTAAGCTTATCTGCTTCTTCAGCTGTTACTCCTAATGAGTTTTTTATATTTGCCGTTGCTCCATCTACTTCGACAGCAACTAATCCTGCTGCTACTCCTATACCTGCTATTGCTGGTGTAACAGTGGAAGTCATGCCAGCTCCAGCTTCTGATATTTTTTTACCAGCTTCTGATACTGCATCTCCAGCTCTTCTCGCAACGTCTATTTGCTCATTTAACTGTTGATTGGCTTCCCTTAAATCATTAGAAAACCTTTGTTCAGCAGTTCTTGCTTCTAATAATTGTCTTTCTAAAGTTCTTACTTCGTTTGAGTTTTGTCCGTATATGGTTCTGGCTCTTTCTAAGGCCGAACTGGTTTCAGTAACTTTTCTCGTAGCGTTTTGATGAGCTTGTTCTAAATAACTTACCTTAGCTCTTAATTGATCTGCTTCTGTACCATTTGACCTTAGTTGTTGCTCTTGAAGTTGTAACTCTGCTCTAAACCTGGCGCTTTCACGATCTATTTCACTAATGGCCTGACTAAAATCACTTTGTAAGGCATCAGCTGCTTTCTTTGTTTCATCTGTAGCTTCGGACAATTGGTTATTGGTAGTTCTTAAATCATTGGCAAATCGTTGTTCTTCTGTTCTGGCATTTAATAATTGATTCTCAAGCCTACGAACTTCATTCGAGTTTTCTCCAAAAATAGCTTTAGCACGTTCTACCTGTGCAGATGTTTCAGCTACTTTTCTTGCAGCAAGTTGATGAGCTTGTTCTAAGTATTTCATTCTGGCTTGAAGCTTTTCAGCTTCAGTTCCATTAGCTTTCAACTGCTCTTGTTCTAACTTCATTTCAGCCTTTAATTTGGCTGATTCTTGCCGCATTTCGCCTAAAGCCTTATTAAAGTCCTTATTAAAGGCTTTAAACGTTACATTGGCTTGTTGGTTGTTGCCAGCCATTACATATCCTCACCTACCTCTCCTGAGGATTGTTTTTCCATGCATCTAAAGCCAGTTGTCCTTCGTATATCCGTTCTACGGAAGAATAAGGACTATACCAGAAAGTATCTGGATCAATACCAGCAGATAGCACGTATAAAACATACTTATCTTCTACGCATTCGATATTGATTTGTGGTGATGCGATTTTTTTTTAAACTTATCTTGTTTTTTACTTGTGCTTTTTTGTAAGCCTTCAGCAAATTGGTTTTTAGAATTGTTGCTCATATGTCCCATTGAATCTTGCAATAATTGAACATAAAGCATAAGCGTTTCTGAAAAGTCTCCTTGATAAAGTTGTGTAAATTCATCGAAGTCCATTTCAATCTTCTTATTAGCTCCTATGCAGCCCAAAAAAATAAGCTTCATCATATCAACTTCGTCAATACCTCTGAAAGCTTCTGCATTTAGATTATTAAGTTCCTTCGCGTTTAAATTTGCTAATGGCATTAGACTTAACATATCGCTCAATAGAGAACCTTCTGTAAGTCCTAATTCCTTACCAACTTTTAAAGAGTAATTGGATATGAAACAAGGAACCTTTCTAATTCCTTTTGTAATTTCTTTAAATCCACCTTGTCCATCGTCAACAATTTCTGTTTCTTTTAGAATTACTACATGTATTTTTTTAGTCACAATATCATCCCCCTATTAAGGTGCTGGTGTACCTTTTGCTAATTCTGTAGAAAATTCTTTCAGCCATTTAGCAGCAATTGTTTCATCATCTAATTCATCAACAAATGCTTCATAGTAAATATTCTTTTCTTCGTCTGGTAAAGCTGTAAATTCAAGTTCCAATAGAGCTACTTCATCAGCTCCGTTTTCCATGGAAATTTTGAAACCAGTATTATCCGTACAATTTGAAAAAGCGATTTTCTTAACAACATCCTCAAAATCGTCAATAACATCTGCAGCAAAGATAAAGCTATCACCGATTGAATCTGTCCCATAGGTATAAATGCCATTATTGTATTTTTCTTTCAAACCAAAATAACTTCTAGCCACTGCTACTGGAATATGAGCTTCAACAGTCATTGTCATTTTTGTTGGCTTCGTTTTTCGTTTAGCTTCAACTCCTTCACAAAGTTTTACCACTGTAATCATTTCTGTTTCGCCTTCGATCGTACCCACGCAGCCGAAAGAAATGCCTGGTTGTTTTTCCTTATTTTTAATAAATTGAACCGTAGCATTTGTAATTCTTACCGCATCAAATTCTTGAATTGTTGTTGGCACTATAATTCCTCCCTTATAGCTTCAATTAATTTTAAATTCAGTTTTTCTACAATGTTATTGATGGAATTATTAAGGCCATCTAACATAAAGCTTTGTTTAACTGGATTGTGAGAACCTCGTCCTTGGTCTGGAAAAACTAAATATCCAAATGAACCCTTTTTATTAGCTGCTCCACCCTTAGATTTAATTACAAATCCAAGATTTAATTTTTGATTGGTTGACCAATCACTGTTCTTAGCGTGTTTCTTATTCCTTTGAGACTTCTTTCCCTTTGAAACAGGAAGAAGTTTTGTTATTTCTACAGTAGCCATATCAATAGCTTCATTATGAAAAAAGTCATTCATTATTTGCTCTGATTTACTAGGTATTTGAGCTAAATTACTTTCAAGCTCTTCAAAATCTCCATAATCAATACTAAACCGTACAGATGCCAAGGTTTATCATCCTCCTAAAAGAGAAACTGACACGATCTACATAAGCATCGGTATTCCCTTTTTGATGTCTCCCTTTAGCTGTTTTTACAAATGTAAGTTTTTCTTTACTTAGTGATGTAATAACATCTAATGTGATATCATCAAGGTCATTTCGATTTTCTGAAATGTAGTGAACGAATACATCCTGACTTAAGGTTAATCCTTTGTTTGCTGTAGAAGCTTGTATATCCCCTAACTCATATATGAAGAAATGATAAATTGCTGGTTCCTCATCCTCGGCCATTTCATCTTGATAAACCTCAACAGAGAAATTATTTGTTAGTGCATCAACTAGATTTTTATTTTGTTTTTGGAGATATGCTTTTGCTTTTTCATTCACCGCTAACACCTACTTCCTGTAAATAAAAAAACAGATAGCTTTTGGTGCTGTCTGAATCTACATTAATTACGTCATATTCTGTGTTTTCAATCATAATCTTTAATTTGCTTTTGTTGATTTTACGAAAACTAGGAGGATATAGAGTTTTTACCTTTTTATCTAACTTGGCACTTTGTACATCTGCTAAAGAGTAATCACTTTCCCTTGCAGACATTTCTTTAAATGCCAACTTTCCTTCTGGAAAAAACTCTGTTCCAATTACCTTTTTTGTATCTGATCTTATTGTTTTTTTATGACCGAAGGTTAAAAATCCATCCGTAAATTTTTCTCTATATCTGTCCATCGGTTTTTACCTCTGTCTTTCGTATATCCAAAGCAACTCTTAGGATTAATCGATTTAGTTCAGATTGATAATTAGTTTCAAATTCATCAGCTGAATTGTTATACACATACCTGCAACGCTCTAACAATAAGGATTTAGGATCATCATCTTTAGAAAAATCAAAAGAAGGCGCACTCGTTAAATTCAACAAGTACGCCTCTGCTCTTTTTATAATACCTTGCAGGCTTTTGTTCGTCTCTTCATCATCCCAAGTAATCTGCAAATTACTTTTCACTTCTTCCAACAAAGAAGCTAAAATTTGCTCAGTCATTTAACCACCCTCTTATTCAGTGGCTTTAGGTTTTGTTTTTGTTTTAGATTTAGGCTTCGTTTCTTCTTCTGCAGCTGCTGCTTCTTGTTTGCTGTCTACTTCATCATCATTAGCAAGTTTTTCTGGTTCCTGCTCTATCTCACTTTCTTCTGTTTCAATTACAAGTCCTAAAAACCGCTTTTTGTACTTCTCATGATCTTCTTGTAAAAATGCGACTCTTTCGGGATCTGCTTCAAATCCTGTCTTTGGATACAGTTCCCCTTTTTGATACTTTAATCCTTTGTGTTCATTTTCTATAAAATCATTTAATACTTTGTAGGGCATGTATGTGTTCCTCCTTTATTTTAAGGTGTTGGTGTAGTGTCACCTAGATTTGTAATATCAAATACTGTAAATGAATCAGCATCAAGTGGACGACCGTTTGCAAGTTGGCGCACAAGGTATAAGCGTTGGTCTTCAATCATACGCAATACATCTGTTGTTTCGATTTTTTGTTCACTTGCTACACCCATAAAGTAATCTTTTGGTTTCCCAGTGATCATTGTATTTAAAGGAACAGAAGGTGATTGAATAATTTCTAAGCCCGGTACAGAGAAATTATCATAAGTCCAAGTTCCATCATCTTTCCGCTTCGTTCCTAATGGGAAGAGCTTAGTTGCATAATCAAGTGGGTTGATAATAATCGTTACACCTGTATAACGGCGAGTACCGTTTTTAGTAGTTGGAGCAAGAATCTTTTCTCCAATTTCTTTTGGTGTGAAGTCTGTCATTTCAATTTTTGTTTTCTCAGGATAAACACCACCTACAACAGCACCTTCAAGGTCGCGAATCATTCCGATTGGTTGTTTATTACCTGTACCTACAACAATAACCTCTTCTAGCTCTGCCGAAATAACCTCTTGCAAGAATGTGCGGACATAACGGTCTAACCATTCAGGTCCAAGTTCAAACATAGCTTTAGATACAACTAAGAATCCGCTAAGTTTGAACATACCTTGCTCAACAGTATAGAATCCTTCGTCCACCATTTGTTGAATGGCAGATGTTACATCTCCCCAAAACGCTGTAGTTGCCCCTGGCTTACGAAGTACCCAAGCTGTAGTTGCTCCTGTTGTTTGGAAATTAACTTTAGACAACAAAGGATGTTCAATAGTAAGGTCTTCGAATACTCTTTCGAACACAGTTGGCGGCATCAGTTTTTGCACTTCGCTGAATGACTGCACTTCAATTACTTGGTTGTAGAATTTCTTTTCTTCACTAGTTAAAACTCGTACACCGCGAGTTGCTAGTACACTTGCATCCCAATTTTCTTCTTTTGCTCTTTTCGCATCTTTTACTACATCTTCAACCATCCCTTGGAAGTGAACAAAATTGGTTTCAAAGTTTTCCAGCAGCTTTTCAGCAACAATTTTCGCATCGCCTTCTTCAAAGGCAGCTTGCATAGCAGCTATCTGTGCATCCTTATTTTGGATAACAGGTTTATTGTTATCTAAATTCTTAATACCGCCAAAAAGTTGTAAATTAAGTTTTAGAAAAGAGTTTGTATGATTTTTATAAGTTTGTTTCATTAGAATCCTCCTATTTTTGAGCATAGAAAAAACGCCTATTCACCTGATACGCGTTTGAATTTATTTAATATGCCATTGTTTGGTTTAGGTAATTGAGTATTGTTATTGTCACTGTTTCTGTTTCGGATTTTTTCAAGTACGCTATTTTTAAAATCCTCTGGATCTTCTTCGGTTGTAGTTACTTGAGTCTCATCGACTTGGTCAGCTAAACCGAAATCAACTGCTTCACCTGCTGTAAACCAAGTTTCATTTTCAATCATTTTTACAACATCGTCACGTTCTCCTTGGAACTTAGTCATATAGATATCAGCGATGGATTTATCTATACCTTCCAATGCATTTAATGTTTTCTTGATATCGGCCTTTGTTCCCCATACTCCAGTAGAAGCTTCATGAATCATAACCATTGCCCCTGTATAAACGATAGCTTCATCAGCAGCACATAATATTAAAGATGCTGCACTGGCAGCCAACCCTTCAACGTGAATTACAATTTTAGCACTGTGATTTTTCAATTGGTTATAGATAGCTATACCATCGAATACATCACCACCACCACTGTTTAAATGAACATGAATGGTATCGGAACTAATGTCCTTTAATGCGCGCTCAATCTGACTGGCTGAAATAGAATCTCCCCACCATGATTGACCGATATCTCCATATATAGTTAATTTAGAAACATCCTCTTTTGTTTCTGCTTTAAACTGCGGTGTAATTTCAGCCAGCTTATTGAATTGCTCATTTTTGTAACGTCTTATTTTCATATCCCTTCACCTCCCTTCGACTCCTTGCCAATGGCATCAACAGATTCATAGTTTTTAGTAACATATCTTTTCTGTGAATAGTCTTCATTCAAAGGCTCCCTTCCTAACATTCGTAAGTTATCATCAATATTGTTAACTCCTATAGCAAAGAACTTATCTGCTGCAGTTGCTAAGTTTACAATGTCAAGAATCTTTATCTTGGATGAATCCATTTTCAGATATGTTCTATCTAAAAAACTTTCCTTTTTGTACATTTTTCGATTGAACTCATCTGTAATTAATTCAATTAATGGCAAAATGCCAAACATTAAAAAGTTGTCTGTCTGCTTATCAACGTCTGCTAAATCACCTTTCAACATACCTCTTGGTACATGAAAAGCCATTGCGATAAAATCAAAAATATCTTCCATTACCGCCCTAATATCTCGGCTGTTTGTTGTGGGGGTTCCACTTTTCCCATTTCCACTTACATCTGTTAATTTATAATCCTTTTGTAATTGAAAAACCGCTCCAGCATTATCAGCTTCGAACCAGCTTTTGAATTGAGTGTTAAACATCTCATCAATAGCAGCTTGATGTTCATCCGATTGTGGCCTTAAGAAATCCCCTTCAACTATCACTCTTTTTGCGTTAGAACGTTTATAGATTTTAATTGCGGAATCTAATATCTTTCCGTAATCCTCATGAAGCTCATTGATAACGCTCATAATATTGGAATCGTTTAACTTGAAATACAAAACATCACTTTCGAAAAACACTTTATTAAAGCTCAAAGTTTTAACTGTTACATTTGTATACTCATTTTCTTTTAAAGCATATTCTGTTCTGGTAAAAGCATCTGCTACAAATAATTGATCACTTTGCATTATGACTAAACATTCATTATTCTTAATGAGTTTGTTTACCAAGGAGTGAATGAACTCACTGGCATTCTGATTGTCATTAGGAGAAACATTTAACAAATAATAATTATTGCCGATTGTTTCTTTTCCTTTTTCAAATGTTTGAAATTCACAACGAACTAAAGTCTTTGCAATAATATCTATACATGTTTCAATAGCCAGCTTTTTCGCATAAGCTTTAACGCTTAATTCATAATGGTAATCTTTAAGATTAACAGTTCCGTCATCACTTCTAAAAAGGCCTAAACACCAGTCTATAAACCCCATAATCTCACCACCTTCCTAGAAAGTTTTCACTTTAAATGCTCCTGCTTTAATTGGTGTATACTCTGTAAGCTCAGAATCGAAATTCAGGGCATGGGTAAGAGCGAAAAAACCGTCAGTCTTTCGCTTCTCTGCATCTATCTTTTTGTATTCAATGTTTCCATTCATCTTTTCTTCTTTATAAACATTTCCTACATACCATCTCATCAATGGATCATCACCAAATACTATTTCTCTATTAACAAACATTTCGTCAATCAATGGTGATAATAAACTGTGAGTTACAATACCTCTTCGAACTACCTCAACTTCAAATCCAGCCTCTTCAAAGGCAGGTTTTAAGATGGAGGAACGATGTAAATCCATACACACTTTTTTGATGCGATACTTTTTCGCTTCTTTAACAAACCAATTAACAACATGTTCAGCACTAATTGTTTTATCGTGTACTACTGTAAGAAGTTTCTTTTTTATTGCTAAGTTAATAATATCTTCGTTAATATCCTGTGTTTTTGGAGCAGTATGATGCATAAAGGTATGTTGTAACCAATATCTTTTACCGTCTGCTTTTAATAACAAACCACAAGAGCAAAAGTCACGGATTTGAGCAAAGTCTAATCCGCCAATAGCTTCAAAGTTTTGTAGTTTTGGAATTGGTTGTTCTGTAGCCAAACGGTCTTTATATGTTGCTACTTCTTTTCTTACATCCTCTTGCGGTAAGTTCATTCTTTTTGTCATGAACTCCATTCGCAGAGCACTGTTCTTCTTCATGAGATGATATTCTTGCTTCATTTCGTGTTGTAAGTTCTGGTTATATCGGAAAGAAGGATTTGCCTTCTCCCATAACTCCATATTATCCACTTCATCTTCATGGTCTAACTTACAAATGAATGGGAACAATGTGCTTTCAGGAAATTCTCTTGCAAGAACCATCCTTGCTTCTTCCTTCAAATCATCTAAAACCCCACCCCTTATATTTCCATTTGTTGTGATATAAAAAGTTCGGGGATCTTTCTTTTTACCTAAACCAGAAGTAAATACTTTAATGTTGGAGTAATCTTCGTATTCGTGGACCTCATCAAAAATTACTACCCCACTCCGCTTACCATCTTTTGTTCTGGCATTAGAAGTGTTGAACTCAAGTTTTGATTTCGTTACTTTGTGTTGTATTAAAACCTTGGTATGCTTAAAGGATTTTTTCAATGTTTTATTGTTCTTGGGATCATCAATTACATTGTAAACATCCTCGAAAGAAGTTTTAGCCTGTCCTTCAGAAGTAGCTACTATATCAATATCGTAGTTTTTTACTCCATGATGTTTGGACATCATATGAAAAGCGTTATATGATATCCAGCCATTCTTTCCTGCTCCACGACCTAGTTCTAATAAAAATCGGTTAAATACCAATTGTCCATTTGTGTAACGAACACCATAGATAAAAGCATTCACAAATTTTTGCCATGGAAATAGCTTAAAGGGGAAGTATGGCTCAGGCACTGTTATAGATTTTTCAATTGCTTCTGCATCGATAATTACATTAGGTTGGTCTAGTTTCCATCTTAAAAAATGCATCAACATTTTATGTTCTTCGCATGTTTCAATTAGTTCTTGGTCAACCATATCCATGTATTCATCAATGTAAGGATGATAACTACACGTCCGCATCCGAATCGTCCCTCTCAAGATCAGTAGCTTGCAATCCTAATGCGGCAAGTAGTGTTAACATTTGCTTATTGGTTTTATTCAGTTCATTAACACTGTCATTTTTCTTCTTGCCAGATTGACTACCATTCTCCCAAGTAACGGCTACCCCTCTTTCGGTAATGTCAGCAATTAATTTGTTTTTGATATCCCAAAGTGCCATATAATCTTCGACCAAATCTCGATAATGAGGTTGGTTGGTATCATTGGCAATCAACTGTTCCACTAAGCTGTTTAAAATTATTTCCCGATTCTCTTGATAACGACTTTGTTCGTCCTCAATTTGGTGTGCTGCACCATCCTCGGTTGCACTTTCTTTCGACCAATTATGACGTAATTTCCAGCTCTTGACGGTATTCAAAGCAACACCATATTTTATGGCAATTTCTCGATAGGTCATTCCGTTCAAATAGTCGATTTTAGCGAATTCGTGCTTCTTTTTGACTCTGTTCAAATTGGACACCTCCTACCATTGAGAAGTAAAAATTCGCCACCTTTTTTTGGAGGTTGCACCTGTATGCAGTTTTCTGCCCCCCTACTCATGCAAAAATCGGAAAAATGTTTTTTCCTGCAAACTATACCCGTTGTCACCTTTCCTTATAAAATGGCAAAAGTTTTGATGGGGGGGTATTTAAATTTCAAGGTCGTTTTCGAATAATTTTGTTTCTTCAATTCCTTTATCTCTCGCCCAATCGTTATGATCTTTAATAGCTAAATTCATTCGTTCAACATGAATTTCATATTGTTTCTTAGTAAGTGAGATGCTCTCATGCTGCAAGGCTATTGTCTTATTGCTGTACTCGATATCATTCTTTAATTTCTCTAACCTTGTTTCACTTTCTTTCAACCAACAATTAAAGTCATCAATATATAATTCATTATCAGTCTTCATTCACCATCGCTCCTCATTAACAAACTTAGGTTGTACTCTTCTCTTCACCATACGATCATGTACTTGGTTATGGCATGCATTGCAAAGGCTCATAAGATTATCAAGTGTAAGAGCCAGCTGAGGATAAGGCTTTACTTCTTTGATGTGATGAACACACTCTGCTTTATGATACCTGCCTTTACTCTTACAGTTCTGGCACTCATTGTTATCACGCTTTAATGCTACTGCTCTTAGGTCCTTCCATGCTCTGCTCTTATAGAACTTAATGAGCTTATCATCTCTTATCAGCTGTATCAGATACTCTGTTGTGTAAGCCATACTCACCACCAACTTTTCTTTATTGTCTCTAAGCCAGATACTAATGCTTTAAGTAATATCCAGTTCACAGATAACAAATGTCTGCAGCTAACCAATGCTACAAACCGATTCGCCCCGATTGCTTCTTTAAGCTCTTCCCAACAAACATACGAATCTTCCCAGGTGTGCCGTTATATTTAATGTCCTAGTCACACCATTAGGACAAATGGAATTAGTTAGAAAACAAACTTAGTTTTCCCACCGCATTTATCACACTTAGTTTCATATACTGTCCAGTTCTTATTGCTTTTCTCGTGGTGAATTGGTGGTGTTGCTCCGCAATCTTCACAAACAACTTTAATCTCTTTTGATTTCTTAGCCATCTTTATCATCCATCCTTTCCTAAAGCTTCTGCCGTTCGTTTGTTCTTCTCACTATTAGGTGGCAAAGGTCAACATGATTCTTGCGAATCTTTCTTATCTTGTAATTCTGAGCGATTCACCGAAAGGTCGTGAGACCTTGATACATAAGGCTTTATAAAATATTTTTAATCGAATAATATACCTGTACATTTTTAAAAGATTCATATGTACAAATAGTTGTTTTCTCGAAGAGAAAAGGGCAGAAAAAAAGATGCTAAATGTTTATTTTTAGCATCAAAGCATCTAGCCTATCTTGGTCCATCCCGATATATCTTAATGTTGTAGAATCATCTCTGTGATTAAATAATTTTCTTAAAGCCACTATATCCTTGGTCTGATTGTAGAACATGAAACCGAAGGTTTTACGCATGGAATGTGAACCAAACTCATCAATACCAACTTCCATTGCTGCTTTCTTTAATATGCAATAAGCAGACTCTCTTCTTAAATGCTTATTCCTTCCTTTCCTGCTTTTAAATAAATACTCATGTGGCTTCTTATTGGCAATATAGCTTCTGAGCACTTTCTTTAATGCTGGACGAATCACCACATTCTTTGGTTTCCCTGTCTTCTTTTCTCTAATGTTAATTCTGTCTCCACGAACATCTTTTACTTTCAGCAACAAGATATCAGAAATACGGAATCCCGTATTAATCCCCACCATAAACATGACATAATCTCTTTCATTCTTCTGTTTTAAATGCTTCTTTAATTCCTCCAACAATTCTGGATCTCTTATAGGCTGTACAAATTCCATTGTCCCAACTCCTTTAGATTCTCTACATGTTTAGCCATCTTTGCTTCTGCTCTTTTTAATGTTTTGGAAACAGTTTGTTTAGAAATTCCCCATTCATAAGCAATCTTATCTAGAGATAAAGCATTTCCTTTCTTCATCAAAAAGACTTCTCTTTCTGTATCTGTTAAAACAGAAAGTAATTTTTCTATCTTTTCTTTATCTGTTAAGGTAATGACATGTTCCTTTTCTTCTTTATCCCATTCATAAGGATTTTCATTGCTTCTAAAATAGCGCTGCATATCCAAAGGATCCATTAATTTGGTATTTTGATAAACAGACCTTCTTTCAATTCCTCGAATCAATCCTGGCATCTTTCCATTCATCATCCACTCCAAGGCAAATTGTAAGTCCCCTTCGATTTCCGAATAGGTTTTACATTCTGCTTTCAAGACATCCATTTCCTTAAATGCTTCATCGGAATCTACATTTCTCTGTAAATAGGAACTAAGATGCTGAATTCTTGTTTTCAATTCCACTTTCTGTTTTCTAATTTTTTTTAATGTTAATTTGTACTCTTTAATCAAATCCTCCACTGAAAATGGCCCCCTTTTCTCCTTGGAAATATGCAAGATTTTATTCACTA